TTGTTCGTTACTACAGAGGAGAATATAACACTCCGGTTTCTTTTGCAACTGTGATACAACAAAGGAACGGCTTGCTTCGTATCGGCAAGGTGGACGATACATGAGAGAATCCAGGAGTATAAACTTATGAGTATTTTAGTGGGAGGAAACGTGCAGGCACCCCGGCCTAAGCGAAGTCCTCTGCATACGTTCCCTGAGAAAGTCTTCTCTGTGCCCCCGAGAAGTTTACTCTTCAAGTATACATTCTAGTACGCGAAAAGTCTACTCCTTGCTGCCCAGTATCTCGCGCCACGTGCCCGCTCCTCGCTTCGATGTGCGCCGCTCCCTCTTCTCGCTTGCAGGCTCGGGCAACCAGGCTACCTGGCCCCCAGTGGTCGGCGGCGTCCCTGGTAATCGTGAATCGAGAGTGCTGGATGCCCTTGACGCATCGCTACTAACAGATCAACGTGCTCGCCGCGACAAATGGGGCAGAGGCGCGGGCTTTCGTGGCGATGCTTTAACTTGCGCTCCAGGGCAAGACTCGCTTCTCGGCAATCACATTCCCACAGGCGGGCAAGCTCCCAGGAGATACCGGCATCGCTCACGACCTCCATCAATCTTGCGCCATTGCCTGCTCGATGCAGCGCCAGGCGCGTATCAAGATGTGAGGATGAGCCGAGATAGTGCCCGGCATGATGGAGCTTGGTATGGAAGTGTAGCAGGTAGACGTAGTGGTGGGTTGCTGGAAAATGGCGAACAGTGAGCCCGTGCCATTCCAATATGATAGAATCAGATTCGGTGTTCATGGTCTACTCCGTGTGCACCAGCAGGTCTGGTAGGGCCTCGGAAACTCATACCAGACCTGGCCACTATGCGACTACCACCATGACCCGTCGCTGCATTGCGTCGTGGCGTTGCGCTCTTGTGGTTCGCACCAAGAACACCTGCAATCGGGCGCATGGGTTCCTGTCTCGTCGTCTTCATAGGGGTCGGGATCGTCGGCCTGGGCATCGTATCCTGTATCCGGCTTCTGCTCTCCAAAGTACAGACGGTTGGCCTCTTCAGGCGTCATCAGGCCATCCAGGAGCGGCCGACAGATGAGCCGGTAGTACTGGCCATCCTGGATGTCGTGACAGGGACAATGCACGTCAGAGCAAAATGAATGCTCCTCGTCGGTGTGGGTGAGATACTCGGGGTTGCGCGCTTCCTCGCGAATGATCGGAAGATTTGCCATGATGTGATATCCTTTCTGTAGATGTGATTGGCCCGCGCAGGTGGCTTTGAACTCGCCAGCCTGCGCGGGCCGCTTCTTGTCTATTTCAACAGGCTAAAGGGACGATTGCCATTTAAGCTACCTTTTTGTGACGGGCGGTGAGAAGCCTCTGCCTGCCTCGTGTCCTCATCGTGCTGATATTTCGCCACGATTGCCGGGACCTGGCCGCCCATCGCCAGGGCAATCGTTGCCCGGCGAATGCGGAGGATCTCGTTCACCGCACGAACATGCTTGCACTGGCAACTCGCCGGGCAATTGCAGCTCCAGGCGTTGACCTGCCAGCGTACTTCGTACCAGCGGTCAGCGCTGTCGCTCTTCACAACGTAGAAGTGCTCATGCGTGATTTTGTCGGTTCCGCGCGCGATGGCTGCGGATTGGATCTCTGTCTTTGAACTCGCCATTTTCTGTCTCGCTTTCTCTTGCTTCGAGTGGCTTCGTGCCTCTCTTCTATACTACTAGTATAGCATATCCATACGTAAATGTCAATACGTAAACGTGTCAATATTTACCTTGACATAGAAACTCGTATATGTTAATATGTATGTAGACACACAACTTGCGTGTGTCAAGTAAACGCTCGACGCCAGCGTGCAGTACGGAGGCCATGACATGGCAAAACTACGGGTAAAAGAGGTTGCAGAGAGACGAGGCATTAATCAATCACAACTGCAAATCAAAAGCGGTGTGACCTTGCCTTTACTGAGCCGCTACTGGAAAAACCGGACCGATAGTGTCAACTTAGAGGCGATTGAAAAGATCGCCAAAGCGCTCGGAGTGAAACCCGGTGATCTGATTGTCTCAGATGAAGAGGTGAACGAAGAAGCTGCGTAGCCTGGGCTAGAGTGCAACCCGCCTGACAGCAAGAACACTCTAGCCACAGACCCACGCTCATTATAGCAGCCCTGGCTAGGAACATTTGTTTCCTGGTCTGACGGCGTATTTATGAGCAACTTGGAAAAGCCGATGTATAATCTATTCCTTATGCTTTGGGCACTTTGCATAGAAAACTTCTATTGGTTTTCGTGCACAGCATCCTTGCTTGCAGGCCGGCAGAGTGGTATTATGGCTTGTAGGCACCCCGGCAGAACCGAAATGGGTGGTACCAGCTCGTCAAGAAGTCACTTCAGCGACGTGGGCGAAGAACAAAAGCAAGCAGAAAATCCGCTTTTGTTCTTCGCCCACGTCGCTTTTTCTATTACTGGAAACTTAGAGCAAACAAACAAAAAGCCGCTCCCCGGCGCAACTCGGTAGCGACTTTCTGTGAGAGGGTTAATCCCATGATATTTGTATCACATCATAGCACACCAATGTTACATAAGCAACATACATGTTGTAAGTGTGTTATGTCAAGTTGTAGTGGTGCGGAGGTGATGGGATGACAGTGCAAACTGAAGCAATGCCTGCCTCGATGGAGGCAGAGCGGGGCCTGCTCGGGCTCATCCTTTGGAACGAACGCCTATTCCCCGGTGTCGCTCTTACCCCCGAGCATTTCTATCGGGAAGATCATCGAACGGTCTATCGTGCCATCCAGACGGTTGCAGCTCGTGGCGATGCCGTTGACTACATTACCGTTGGTGATCATTTAGAGCGCCATAGCATCACTGAGATAGGTAATATTCCAACCTCATCCTACCTGCTGGAATTGCAGCGAGACGAGATGGAGGCCATTAATCTCAACCCGCCAGCACATCGGGCGGGGACTTATGCGAAGTTAATCGAACACACGGCGCAACGGCGCAGACTGATTGCTGCCGCCGGCAAAATTCATGCGATTGCGTTGAATGGTGCAAAAGACCCAATCGCCGAGGCCCTGGCGATACTTGCCGAGATGGGGCAGAATACAACGCAGGAAGATGATCCACGGCTGATTATAGGCGCAAAGGGCAAGAAGGTCCTCAAAACTGACTCGTTAGCAGATGTCATGAACTACCCTGATCCCGAATATCTCGTTCCCAAAATCCTTGAGATTGCTACTGTTTCGCTTCTGTACGGTGAAAGCGGCACGGGCAAAACCTTTATCGCACTTGCGATTGCCCTGGCTATAGCATTTGGTCGGGATTGGTTAGGCCGGCCTGTCAAGCAGGGACGGGTGCTCTACTTTTACCAGGAGGGCAAGCACGGGCTCAAAAAGCGAGTCAAAGCATGGCTCACCTATTACGGCTTGAATACCCTTCCATCCACTATCAGGTTTGTGACTGTGCCCACTCATCTCATCCAGGACCGACAATACATCTTGAATGCCATTGAAGAACAGGACAGCGCCCCAGTGCTGGTTATCGTTGATACGTTCTCAAACTGCTCATCCGGGGTCAGTCAGAATCACCAGGAAGAAGTCTATCCCATCCTGGCTGTTGGGCATGAGATAGCGAAGGCTTATGGCTCTCATTTTATGTTCATCCATCACGACAACAAGAATGGGGAGTACAACGGCTCGAAGGCGTTTCGCAACCACGTTGATAGTATGCTCCTGGTCGAGCGTGGCAATAGCGACGGGTCGATTATCCTCTGCTCGAAGAAAGCACGAGACGAGGAACCGTTTGCCGATATCGCACTCCAACTGCATTGTGTGGATCTAGACGATGATTCATCATCCTGCGTGGTCGTAACCTCAGAGGCCAAAGTGGGACCGGTGCTGCCACAAGCGCATATGCAAGTGCTGGAGATCCTCCACGAGTCAGGAAGCCTGTCGAGCAACGAGTGGCATAGGAAGTGCGAGAGAGCCCTTAAGATGGCCTATATGACCTGGAACCGGTGCAGAAAGGCGCTCGATCAGGAAGGGTTAGTTGAAGCCCCGGATGTGTCACGTGGCACGGAAAAAACCTATAGCGTCACCCAAAAAGGTGTTGACCTGCTTAACGAACTGTCAAGTACTACCACTACTACCAACTACTCTCATGAGAGTAGTGGTACTACCCACGAAACTACTACCACTACTACCACTACCCCTAGGAGTGGTAGTAGTGGTAGTAGTGGTGAAATCACCATCGATGAGATGAAAGACACCATTCGCAAGTATGGGCAAAGCATCGGTTGGAATAGACTCGTGCTCTCTGATAGTAGAATCCCTGCTGGTGAAGTGGGCTGGAATGGATTCTTGCTGCATCGAGATGAACTAATCCCACGTGTGTATACGGCCATCGCTGGCTTTCTGGAGATGGAAAGGCAGGCGCATGGATGATTCAATATCCGCATGACTGGTTGTCAGTGCTATGATTATTAAGGAACGGGAGGACTGATGCATGACTGAACTCGATGCAGAGAAATTGTGCCAGCTCGTCTGTGACCAGTACGGCCGTGATGCTGGCCGTCTGGTGCCGCTCTCTGATGGCCGGGAGTATGCAGTCCGCATCGCTCGGGAACGCGGGTGCTGGTTCTTATGGGATTGGAAGTGCTGGACGGCGTATCGCCACCAGGAAAAGCAGAAACTGCAGCGCAAGCGCGGCCGCCCGCGGCGGGAAGAAGTGCTGCACGCGATTTCTTATAGCGAAGTGTTCTCGCTAGCGATGTGAGCGAGGAAGGCAGGAACATGACAGACATGAGCGATGAAAGCACCTGGGATTGGGAGCGAGTGAAAGCAGGCTATGAGCAAGGGGTCCTCTCGCTGCGCAGCCTGGCTGCCGCTTCTGGCCATAAACGATCAACCATCCAAAGCCGGGCCAAAGCGGAAAAGTGGGAAAAACCCGATGGTTTTCGGCCACCCCCTACCCTGCTGGCTGAACTGTCCGAAGTGGCCGAAAAAGTGGCCGAACTGGCCGAAGACTCGGACGATTTGACCGTGGTCACACTGGCGCTGTCCGACCTGGCCCAGCATCTCACTGGTGATCCAGCACAAGCGAAGCTCCAGCTGAACCAGCACAAACTTTTCGCCGACAGCCTTAGCCAATACATCAAAGTGAAATACACCCTTCCGGCGTCTGGGACCGCACCCGCTGGGATTGATTGGGACCTGTTCACGCCCGACGAGCTGAGTGTGTTGCGGCCGATCTTTGAACGTGCCGAGGCGAGAAAGCAGAAGCCGGAGAATGTGACCGTGTTCAGAAAGCATACGCCATGATGCAGACAGCTTCTCATGCGACTGACATTACTGCTGCGCTCTGCAAGAAATCCTTTGCGGTCTTTGCCAAGGAAGCCTGGCACCTCATTGAGCCGGGTAAGCCGTTCGTGCCTGGTTGGCACCTGGACGCGATTGCAGAGCATTTGCAGGCTGTTATCGAAGGTGATATCAAACGCTTGCTGGTGAACATGCCCCCGAAACATGGCAAGTCTTCATTCATCTCTACCCTCATCCATCCCTGGTCGTGGCTGCATAATCCCTCGTTACGTTGGCTGTGCGCTTCCTACGCGCTCAACCTGGCAACGAGAGATAACCTGAAATGCCGGCGTATTATCCGCTCTCCCTGGTGGCACGACCATTACGGCGATAGCTGGTGGCTGGCTCACCATGGCGCTCGCTTTGAACTGACATCAGATCAATCCGCCAAGACGAAGTTCGAAAACAATTTCTCTGGCTATCGTCAATGCACGAGTGTCGGTTCAGCAGGGACCACAGGGACCGGCGGTTCGATTTTATGTATCGATGACGCTCACCCGATTGAGCAGAAACGGTCTGATATCAAACGTGAAGCGGTGCTAGACTGGTATCTCAACACATGGTGTTCCAGGTTGGACGATGAGAAGACGGGCGCTCAAATCGTGGTTGGCCAACGCGTGCATACCTTAGACATTTCAGGATTGATTTTAGAGGGTGCGGCCGGAGGTGACTGGGTTCACTTGAATTTGCCTGCCATCTACGAAGAGGGGAGTCCATGCCGAACCTATTGGCCATCGGGAAAAGTGTGGGAGGATCCTCGTGTTGATCCCATCAAAAATAACGTTGATCCAGTGTATCTCTGGCCTGCCCGGTTTCCGGCAAAGGTCATCGAGCAAAAGAAGCGTATCCATGGCCCATTGGGGTTTGCAGCCATCTACCAGCAACGACCGGTGCCAGCCGGGGGCAACATCTACAAGGAAAAGGACCGGCGGTTCTTCACGATTGATCAGGTGACTCAAAGCTACCTGCTGGAAACGCCACGAGGCCGCGTCACGTTTCCCATCACGCGCTGTTGGAACCTGGGTGTGATTGATCTCGCAACCAGTACGCGCACTGCTGCAGATTACTTCTGCTTTGAAACCTGGGCCATCACGCCCTACAAAGATGGCCTGCTCTTGCATTGCGTGCATGATCACCTCGAGTTTAATGATCAGCAAGCAACCATTTCGACTGAATTCCAGCGCTTCCACCATTCGGTCATCGCCATAGAAAAGGCTGGCTACCAGCTAGCGATGATCCAGGATTGCGTACGCAAAGGTCTGCCCATCAAGCCGTTTGAGCCACAAGCTGACAAAATAGTGCGCTCGACGACTGGCTCTATTTATTACAGCAATGGCAAGGCGTATCATCTGAAAGACCTGCTCAACCTGGCCGAGGTGGAAAAGGAATTATTCACCTTCCCCAAAGCGCCCAATGACGATATAGCCGATTGTCATGCCATGATGGCGCTGGTTGTGCCAATGGTGATCAGACCTGGCGTGCTGGATCTGGATAGCGATGACGAGCCAATCGATACTACGCTCTCCATCGAGCAAATTCTAGTGGCCGAGGCCATCACTGCCGAGCAGAAAGCGCAGGCCGAACAAGAGAGATCAGCACGAGAGCAGGAAGCATTCAACCGTGGCCCTCAGATCGATGTCTTTGAGTGGGCTGCGACTCATGAGGGTGGCCTGGAGGGCTGGGAATGATCGATCAATCACGGGAGGAACGAACGATGAACACAGACGACGAACAGCGACGTGAGCTGGTTGCAAGCATCTCTGACAAAGAATTGATCAGGGCCCTGTGGCTCCATGATGAGGTGAAGAAACTCAACGCGGAACTGCTGGACATGATGAAACTCATATGGCCTGATGAACTGCTTGCGGATATGTCTATGGCTGACATTCTGCAAATGCTACAGCGGGAGCTCAAAAGACGAACCGATGAGAAAGGCCAGGGCGCTTCGTAGCGTGGCCGGATGTGTTATAATACCCGTAGAAAATCTCTTCGTAAGCTTACGATTTTCTGATACCGGGTGTGCTCTCTAAGCGCTGGCAACTACCTTACAGAGTACACCGTAGGCGAGCAAAACTGAATACTTGATGGCCGCTGTCAAGAGCAGCACCATCGCGATGAGCCGCCGCTGCGAGCGCGCACTCTGGAATGTTTGGATAAAACACGTCCAGAATGCGAGCGAGAAGCGAGAGCCACAGATAGCCTCCATTCTGGAAACGGACTGGAGGCTTTTTGTGGTTATGACCAGACAACCAAGGATCCAGCGGAAGGTTGAGTTTTCCGATATCGCGAGCCGCGAAATGAAAACGGTGGATGATGAGTTGGGGATCGTTCAAGGATATTTGAACGTAAAAAACGTCATTGACCTAGGCGGGGACGTGAGCCGGGACGGGTGCTTCAAAAAAACCATCTCCGAGGCATATAGTAGAAAAATTCAGCAGCGCCTCGACTACTTGTGGCCCCTTTGCTTCAATCACGATCTGTCACAGCTTCCAGTTGGGGGTGTGACCGATGCACGAGAGGATTCCAAGGGCCTGTTCATTACCGCCAAAATAAATCTTGCGATCCAGGCGGGGCGCGATTTGTATGCCAGCCTGAAGGCGCGCACAGTAGATCGTTTTTCGATGGGCTACAAAGCCATGCAGGTGGATTGGTCCAAGCACGAGGGCAAGAGCATCCGCAACTTGCTGGAAGTCGCCATCATGGAGGCTTCGGTAGTCATATTCCCAATGGCACCCGAAAGCGTTGTCACCAGCATCAAACGGGAGGGATACAACAATATGCTTCTGAGAGCAAAAGATTTCAACTCGAATTACCAAACCGCTCAGTTGGGGGACTGGCAGGATGACTTTTCTGATGTGGCCAGTGCTTTACAACAAAGCATCCTCGAGCTATTCACACCAGGACGCGCGCCCCTGGATGACTTTGAGCGCGATGTGCTCCCCGGCTTCCTTGATGCCGTACGATCATACATCCAAGAGGGCGCGTCGCTGGGCTTTTCGAATGCGCCCTCGAGCGCGGCAGGCGTCTACCCGATGATGAGCATGTCTGACGCAGACATCGAAGGCAAGGCGGGCTACTTGAGCGCTGCACGTCACGCCGCTGCCAAGGAAGCCTTGGCCGGTATTGAGAAGCACACGAAGACCCTCAAAAAGGCGCTCTCGTCCCTGGAGTCGGGAGGCTCGCCCGCGCGCCGCTTCAATGATCTTGCAGGCACGCCCATTTACAGCGGGTCCTCAGCCTCGCCGTCCTATCTCACGAAAGAGGAAGAAGCCGACATAACGAATCAGCTCAAGATGATCAATAACTCCCTAGAATTGGACAACGTGATACGGGAAGCCCGCGAGGACCTGAAAGATCAGGACCCGGTGACGCAACAAGCCAGGCGCGTTGAGGAAGCGTTGCAGGCGCTGGGCGAGAGCAAGAAGCGCCGGTGAGCGCCTGGTGGCCCTACAACGAGCACTATGCTGGGAGCGATCTCCCAGCTCGCTGTAGGTACGCCAGCACGAAGCCGCTTATATCGCTCTCGGGAGGGGTCTGATAAGCGGCCCCGGCTCTCCGATGACAGAAGGGAAGGTTTCTCATGATTACCGCAGCCCAGCTGCTAGGATTGGTAGAAATCCGTGGCGCTGATGAAGGGATAGTCAAGCTCGCACGTGTCGGTGAGTCGGCAGACAGCGCAGGCGCCAAACTCACGTCGCTCGCCGTTGGTGGAGTTGTGCTTGCCGGTGCTGCTCTCGTTGGCCTTGCTGCGAAAGCCGCCATCATGGCAGGCGACTATGAGCAATCCATCACCAAACTGTACACGACGGCGGGTGAGCAGCAAGGCAAGCTCAAGATGATTGGGGCGGGCATCCTGGACATGTCGGTGCAGGTCGGCACGGGTGCGCAGCAACTGGCCGACGCGATGTACACCGTGGAGTCTGGCGGCTATCATGGCGCAGCCGGCCTCAATGTGCTACGTATAGCGGCAGAGGCGGCCCGTGCTGAGAACGCCAGCGTCACCGATACAGCGGCCGCTGTGGTCTTTGCCCTCAATGCGTACAGAGGGACATCGCTTTCGGCTGCCCAGGCTGCGAATATCATGACGGCGGCAGTAGGGGAAGGCGTCGTGACCTTCCAAGATTTCGCCACTGGTCTGCCGAACATCCTTCCGATAGCCGCGAAGTTCCACATCTCCCTCACCGATATTGCTGCCGGCCTAGCCGTCATGACCTCCCAGGGCGATGACGCCACTTCGGCCGCGACCCACTTGCGCCAGATCATCTTAGCCCTAGAGGCGCCATCGACGGCAGGTGCCAAGGCGCTCGCAAGTATCGGGCTCACCTCACAACAGGTGTCCGATGCCATGACCCAGTCACTTCCAGGGGCTATCCAGATGATCACCGATGACCTGGGCAAGAAGTTCCCCGAGGGCAGCACTGCCTATAACGAAGCCATCAAGGCCATCGCGGGTGGCAATAAACAATTGCTGGCACTGCTTGAACTCTCCGGCGGGCAACTGCAAACCTACCAGGCTGATGTCAAGGGGATCACGGACAAGACGAAAGAGGCGGGCAACTCGATCTTAGGCTGGGCTGCCATCCAGGACACCTTCAACTTCAAGATCGGGCAGGCGAATGCGGCTTTACAGAAGCTGGGCATTGATGCAGGGAATGTGTTGCTGCCCGCGCTCAAGGCCATGCTGGATAACGTCACGCCGCTGATTGGCCGGTTCGACGATTGGTTCGTGAAGTCAGGGCGCGAGGCCACGGTGCTCTCTGCCATAAGCACAGGGCTGTCCACCCTTGGGAATGTGATCGGGACAACTGCCAGCGTTATCGGCAACATCGCCGGTGCTTTTCAGGATGCAGGCGCGACCGGGACAGTCCTGCGCGGTGCGCTGATTGCGTTGGGCATCGCCTTTGGAGCGGTCAAACTCACCGAGTTCATGAACGGCATCATCGGGACCATAGGGTTTTTGAAGGATCTGATTCCCGTCCTGTGGGCGACCAATGCTGCGGCATTTGGCCTGATTGGCGTGTTTGCGCTGGCCGCCGCAGCCATCGTCGGCGCGGGCTATGTCGCCATGAACTGGGATCACATCATGGAAGCGGTGCAATCCTCCGTTCACCAGCGCGGCGTCGAAATCGGGCAAGGCTTCTCAAATATGGGCACGATTGTCCACAATGCGTTCGACGTGGCGGGCAAGGCGACGTCGCTCTTTGCGGGCGCGTATAGTGGCAATGGTACGGCTATAGACACCATCAGCAAGCGCGTGGGGGATGTGTTCAGCGGCCTGGGCACCCTCACCAAGCAAGCCTGGGGGGTGACGATTGCCGGCAGTGTGGCGAGTGCCTCGGCCAGCGTGCAGCTCTCCGTTGCGAACATGCAATCAGGCGTGTCGGAGCACATAACGGAGATGAGCAATACTGCGTCGCTGCGGGCGGCCCAGATGCGCAATGCTGTAGCCAACAGCGCGCAAGGGATGTACGACGCGGCCACGAACGCAGCGTCGAATATGGCGATCCATGTGATAGGCTCTGCGCTCAACATGCAGCAAATAGTCGTGAAGGACGCCGGCATAATGGAGTCTGAGGCGACGACGTCGGTGAATCAGTTGCATGACAATGTGCTCGGCGACTTTTCCAACATGAGTGATCTGGCAAAAGGCTATTGGCTCGGTGTGCAGCAGTACATCGACGATCATCCCATCGAGGGATACGCCAATCTCAATGTTGGGGGCAACGCTTCCACTGGCGGCTCTTCCACCATGCAGCACTACGCTTCGGGCACGAACTACGCCCTGGGCGGCTGGTCCCGGGTCGGTGAGCAAGGGCCAGAAAGGATGTACGTGCCACAAGGCGCGCAGATCATCCCGCACACGCAGAGCATGGGCATGGGCTCATCGGCAGGCGGCGGCGGCAGTGGCTCACCTGTGCATCTCCACATCCACATCGGCGGGCATGAGTTCAGGAGTGTGATGATGCCTGAGTTTGTGCAGGCTGTACGTGATGTCACCGGCGCGAGGTTCTGAAATGGCTCAGTATTGTTTTGCAGAACAGCGGCGCGAGCTCTTCGAGGAGTGCTGCTTAAGGGGCTGGTATGCGGCATGCTGTGATTTCCCACGTAAGGCAGCACCGGAGGTCATCCAGACGGCGCAAGGCTTGCCTGACGAGCTGCGCGGGCAAGTGTGCTGTATTGACAACGAGTTTGCCTATCAGGCGCTCATCGCGTTCGCCTGGGGTACTGGCTACACTGCCACAGAGCGGGCGACGTCATCGGAGCGTGAACGGTTCACGATGGCGATGACACTCAAACAACTTCGCCGAGATGAGGGCGTGGCCTTACTACAGCAGGTCATGGCTTCTTCACAGAATGGGCAAACCTTCATTGAGAAGGCTTACGCGCAACTCGCGGCGTTGCCGCTGTTTACTGAATAGTTTGTATGGATTTACTGTCGGGAGACAGAAGGAGTTTTTCGTATGCCAGGCTATATAAGCCGCGGCCCATTCTCGAATGGGGGTCCACCGGCGCTCGATCAAACGTTTTTCAACGGGCTGGAATCATGGATCAACCAGGCCGAAGCCACCATAGGCGGGTCCACCATCAGCGGCTCTACCTCGGGCACGGCTACACTCTATCAAGTGCTTCAGGGCAATTTCAAGCTGGTGATCGTGACGCTCGCCACCTTCCGCAATGGCGGCGCTCCGGCGCAGACGTTAGCTATTCCCACGCCGCTGACGACGTGCGTGTTTTTCGCCTATAGCACTAACATAGGGGGGCCGTGGCAGGTGCTCAAAGCGAGTGTTGCTCAGGGGGTGCAGCAATTAATCACGCTCAACGCAGGCGCTGACAACATAACCAGCGCGCAAACGTCAATCCGTGCGAACTGGTTCTGGCATTGTGATACGGGCATCGATACCATTTCGATCAATGGCTCACAGGGAAGCTCCGCGAGCGGGCGTATTATCATATTCGGCATTTAGCTAGCGGCCGGCGAGCAGGTAGAGGACGATGGCGGCAACGCCGATTGCCACGAGCAGCGCAAAGCCGGCCAGCTTGATGTAGTACATGTGGATCCTTTCGTGATGTGTGTGTCGATGTCCATGGGTGCCTCCTTGGCTGGCGTCGTTTTTGCTTCGTACAATCGGTAGAACGAACGAGACTTCTTACTTGAGCAGGAAGTTGAACGTGTGGGCCAGCTCTCGGGCCCCTGCATCTGCATTGCCGAGAAAGTTCTCAAGATACCTATAGGTGCTCGACAAATCTTTGTGGCCCAGGGCGGCCATGACTTTGAGTACGTCCCGATCCGCCTGATAGCGAGCTTTCGCTGAAGCATGACGAAGCCAGTGTACTGAAATCTGCTTGTCGATGCCGGCTGCCCTGGCGTATTTTTTGAGCGCCTGCGTGACGCTGTTCTCTGAGAGTGGCTTAAATTTATCGTATGGCAGGCCCAGCGCTGCATTCTGCAAACTAGGTGGGCCTATGGCAATCCATATGGGGTCATCACTTTGCAATGGCAGCCGCCCGGATGCTTCCAGCCACTCATCGATCAACACCTTGCAAATCACCGGAAGCTCGCTCACTCGTTCCTCGCCTGCCTGGCCTTTTTCGCCGACCCAGCGATACACCCATCCTTGCCGACTGCTGCCATCGTCCTCACTGATCACATCCCACATGATGTCACCAAACGTCAATCCGCGCACTTCGTTCATGCGCCTGCCCGTGAGCAAGAAAAACGTGAACAGGCTCAGATCGCGCAGGCCCTGCTTCGTGTTCCTGGGTATCGCGTTAAACAGCCGCTCTAATTCATCCTGGGTGAGCACCCGGCGTGGTCGTGGCGTCTTGCTCGATCGCGTACCGGCGGTCGGTGGCACGCCGGCAAACAGGCGTACAGGCTTGCCATCCTCGCCACTATAGGTGAATGTCGAAGCGTACTTGTAGAACGATGAGAGGATGTTGCGGCGAACATTGCGCGTGTTTGCCGCCGGTACGCCTTTCTTGGTGGGGGTATGGATAAACCGCTCGACGTCCTCCTGGGTGATGTCGTCGGGCTGTTTGCCTACAAACATCGTGAAGAACGCGCGCAAGGTGCTGACGTAGCCTCTGTAGGTCTTCTCGCTGCCCTCGGCGATGCGTTGCAGGTAGAGGGCGATGCACCTCGCCCACGGGTCACCAGGCGCTTGTGGTTGTGTCGCAAGGGCTGTTGTGTTCATCTCTCGCTGTCTCCTTCCTCATCCTCAAAAAAGCCATGTCCCTCATCTTCAGCAGAATGCATTAAGGCCCACAAAGCTATGACAATAAACACCATCATGAGAAGCATAATCATTATAGTTGTCCTCCTCGGCGTGATGCCAGGTACTCGCACACATCCTTGCGTGTGCTCAAGCAAATCACGATCCCGTGATCGGTGGCAAGGTAGTGCTGCGCGCTGGCCGGTGACTTTCTTGTGTACACGACCAGGCCAGGGGCGCGCAGAGATGTGTCAAGAACTGTCCAGCCGCGCATGGTCGCTAAGGTTTCGGTGAAGACCTGCTCTAGCATAGGGTCAGGCGAGCGGCCTGATGATGATGTGATAGGATTCGAGTGTTCCATCTGGTTGTCCTTTCAGTGGTTGCTAGATGGGATAGCCTCGCAAGTGTTTGCGTCATTTGCGAGGCGCTAAACGATTCACGATGAGATCTCAGTGGCGGGTTTGGGCTCGACGCTCAGGATATCGCTGGTAAAGACGATATAGAGGGGCTGGCAGCCGTGCATGCCATCTGCCCTCACCTCTATCAGCCGCTCGCCAATATCCACCACCAGGGCCTTGTAGGGGCCATTTGAGGCGTCCTGGTCGTCTCCGCCGGGCTGGATCGCGAACCCCGTGCTGTAGGTGATGGTGTCGTTATAGGTGAGGTGTGAGAGATCAACGGTCATGGTTACTCCTAACTGATGCTATAGGCTTTGATGCCGATATACGTTCGCCCGGCCTGGGTCCAACTGTTCAACTCACCTGTAACCACAACGCTGTCACCCTCATGAAAAGCAAGCGCGGTATCAACAACCTCTTGCGCTACATGCTCATTCACCCACAATGTGATGTAGACCAGGGGTTTGTCATCTGCAATGAGGAGCTTTGTTGAGAGATACCAGCTCTGTGTGCTGGCGCTCTGTTTCTTCTCAACGGGAGAGTACAGCCAGCCGCTGAGCTCTACATTGTTCACTTGCCTATCCCGGGCGGTTGTAGGCTTGTCATCGTCACTCATCGAAACCTCTTTTCGCGGCACCACTCCCCCGCTGTCGGGAATGAGCCAACTATCGATTATGCTTTATCGATATCGATAATCGTGATTCTGAGCTCAAAATTGGACAATATCGCGCCAATTTTATCGACACCGATAGTGCGTCACGCTCGCAGATTATCGGGAATATCGGTCAGCCGATCACGCCTTTTTTCTTCGCCTCAGCCACGATGCGCTGCACTTTGTTGTATTTGAGCCCGGTCGCGCTCATGATGCTTTCCAGCGTCGAGCCATGCTGATAGAGTTCGATCACGGTGCTATCGTCCACGATGAGCTCTTCATCTTTGGGCGGAGGTAGCATCCTGGGCACGCC